CAGCGACCTAGCCACCGCCCGCAAGCGCCGTGACGAGATGCTGGCGGCCTTCGACGCTGGCAAGCCCATCCCTTACATCAACGTCCGATGAGCACCCCTACCCGCTTCGTCGCTTTCGGCGACAACCACGGCGACATGGCCGACGAGAACGCCGTCGAGGCCCTCGTCGAGTTCATCAAGGACTACAAGCCCACCGTCCGCGTCCACCTCGGCGACTGCTTCGACTTCCGATCCCTGCGCCGTGGCGTGGGCAACGATGCCGAAGGCGCCGAATCCCTCATGGCCGACATCCAGGCCGGCGAAGATTTCCTCGAGCGCACGAAGCCCACCGTCTACCTCATGGGCAACCACGAACACCGGGCAACCGCCCTCCAGCATACCTCCGGCTCCGCCCTGGTACGCGACTATTGCGCAGACCTAGATGCCCGCATCAAGACCGCCGCGAAGAGCTGCGGAGTGAAGACCATCCTGCCCTACCACGCCGAGAAGGGCGTCTATCGCCTAGGCCCCGTAGCCTTCATCCATGGTTACGCTCACGGCCTCAACGCCACCGCCGAACAGGGCAAGCACTACGCTGACCGTGGCGGCGCGCTGATCCATGGACACACCCACACCCTCAGCCAGGTCAACCTGACCAAGGCCGAAGGCGGCGCCGCTTTTTCCGCTGGGTGCCTTTGCCAGAAGGAAGCCATGGCCTACGCGTCGCACCGCCTGGCGACCTCACGCTGGGGCTCAGGCTTCGCCGCAGGATGGGTCGATGGCAAGGACTGGAAGGTGTGGCTCGTCCACCGCGTCGGCAACCGCTGGGTCTGGACGACCGACCTCAAGGTCTTCACCCCGAAGAGCAAATGAAGCGCTTCGACCCTCTCGCCCTCATCAAGGCGCTGCGCTCCGAAGGCGACACCCCGCCGCCCAAGGGCTGGTTCACCGTCGAGCAGATCAGGCAGGAGCTAGGGCTCGCCCATGCCCGCAACGCTTCCTCCCGGGCCTGCGACCTAGCCCGTCGCGGCGTCCTGGAACGTCAGGCCCATCAGTTCAAGGCCAAGACCGGGCAGTGCCATATGGCCTATGTCTACCGACCCGTCCCGCCCTACCGAACAATCTCCGAGGCCGCCGCATGCCTGTACTCCCACCATGAAGACGCCGTGCCTAAAGGCTGGGCACGCATCGTCGACCTCGCCGTCGAGCTGCGCATCTCCGACGTCGCCCTCCGTGCCCGCGTCACGCGCTCCGGCCTGAAGCCCAAGTACTTCAAGACCCGCCGCGGCATGATCGGCCTGCACATGAACGCCTACTTCCTCAAAGCCGACGTCCTTCGTCTTTATCGCAAAGCATCTTGACCACGGGCACCCACGCCCACAAACCCCAACCCTCTCTTCCATGATCCCGCCGAATAACGTCGCCGCGGAACGCCACCTCCTCGGCGTCCTCCTCCGCGAAGCCGCCCCTCTACCCGATGATCTCAAGCCCTCCGATTTCTTTGAACCAGCGCATCAGGACATTGCCGCCGCAATACTGTCCCTTGCCGTGGACGGAGTCGCAGCCGACGAACTCACCGTCTCACAACGCTTACGCCAGGTTCGTTCCCCCGTCGACGCCTCAACCGTCTCTCTCCTGGTCACCGATGCCGGTTCAGCGAACTATCGTCCAGAGCACGTCGAGCTCATTGCGGACGCGGCATTGCTCCGTGCCGCCACCGCCGCGGCATCCTCGGCGACCGACCCCGACGCCCTGCTCGAGCATTATGCCCGGTTGGCAGACAAGCGCAAGGGGGCCAAGAACAGACACGGCCCGCAGCGCATGGACTTTGATGCCCTGCTATCCTTCGAGCGTAAGGAAGACCCGACGACCATCCTCGGCAACCATCGCTGGCTCTGCAAGGGCGGTTCACTCTTGATCGTCGGGCAGTCGGGTACGGGCAAGTCCTCCCTGATGATGCAGGCCGCCGTTCATTGGTGCCTAGGCCGTGACTTCTTCGGCATCAAGCCCGCCAAGCCTCTACGCGCCGTCGTGCTCCAGGCTGAGAATGACGCGGGCGACATCTCCGAGGCCCTCCAAGACGTCATCGCTGGGGCCTACCTCGACAGCGCCGAGCGTGCCACCCTACGCGAACACCTCGCCATCTTCCGCGACACCGTCAGCACCGGCACGACCTTCACCGCCGCCCTTCGGCAGCTCGTCATCGACCAGCAGGCCGACATCGTCTTCGTCGACCCTCTCCTCTCCTTCGCGGGCATCGACGTCTCCGATCAGGAGCAGGCTTCCAAGTTCCTGCGCCATGACCTCGCCCCCATCCTCCTCGAGACGGGCGCCGTGCTCGTCGCCATGCACCACACGGGCAAACCCAAGGCCGCATCCGACAAGGACGGGCAGACCGTAGCCGACCTAGCCTACGCTGGCCTCGGCTCCTCCGAGTTCACCAACTGGTTCCGCGAGGTCGCCGTCCTCTTCCGATGCCAGGGCGAGGAGCCGATCTACAAGTTCGGCCTGACCAAGCGGCGTGGCCGGGCCGGTCTCAAGGACCACGCCAACCAGTTCAAGGGCGAGATTTACATCCGCCACGCCGCCGAGAAGGGGGTCATCCGATGGGAATACAGCCAGCCCCCCTCCCAGATTGCGTCCGAAGTGTCCAGCAGGGATGCCGATTCTAGGCCCGCCAAGGGGTCGCCAAGGCGTTTGGGTCTGTCGTAAGATAGAGGACAGCCACAAGGCCACAAAAGACCGCCTAGGCCATCCTAGGCTTGACTTTGGATAAATCAATGACAGGCTAATGGACAGCCTACTACACACCACTTTAACAAACCCTTTATCAAACCGTTAGAGGGGGACAAATACAAGATGCAGTCCCCCTCACCCAGTCCCTACGGCCTTGGCTGACGCCGGCCTAGGTCTGGGTCTAGAGGCAAGATACAGGGATACATTTCCACCACCATGAACAACCCGAACAAACCGCGCCGTCCTAGGCGCCTGAACAAAGCCGAGATTATCAAGGCCAAGGAACGTTACCGCGATATGTGGGCGTCCAATCGCGCCAGGATGCTCAAACTCGCCGAGCTAGGCCGCAAGGCCATCTCTGCCAAGCATGACGAACACAGGCTTTGGATGAGACAGTGGCTTGCCAAGTGTCCTTCGCACTTCAGCCGCGAACAACTACGCCGGATGATTGACCGTGACCGCGCCGAGGGCGACACGGCCAAGACCGAGTCCTACGTGAAGACCATGATCCGTTACGGCTACGTCAAGTTCGACGACTCGACGATGCTCTGGGAGAATATGTATTTCAAACTATGATACATCCCGACGAATGGTCAGAGGAAGAGTTGGAGTATCTCGACGAACTCTATGAACGCTATCCGCAGCCATACAATGAATACAGGCGTTTGTGGTATATCGAAAGGATGAAGCCTGAGCGCATCACACTTGAGTTCATCGAAGAGTTCCTGAAGTGGAACGCTGAATACATACCCAGGCGCGAAGCCATTATCCGAGAATGGCCTAGGAAAATACGCAAAGGCATGGTGCTTGTGCTTTGCAAGAAAGCCATCGACGAGAATCCCGATCAGCTTATGTGCACGCCCAAGTCTTTCTTTGGATGGCTTAAACGTAACCATTACCTGTTCGACCAACGCAAGCATTGGCTAAACGACTTCTCAAAGCATGAGGCTTAATCTTTGCCACTTGCCCCGCCGTCAAGATGGTTGACGCTGTCTTGCGTGACACGCGCTAGGCTCAACGACCTGACGGCTCCCGCCAAGGAAGCCAAGTCGTTTGATGCCTGGTTCTATGCGCAGCCGAAGAAGGTCCAAGAGAAGATGCGAGAGAACGGCGTGCTGCCATACGCCGAGATGGCCCAACCTCGGCATGTCTTCAACATAGATGCCAATCATCCGGACTGGGCCTTCAACCCTACGGACATCGGCAGACGCGAAGAAGTCGATGCGTTCATCTCACGCGATCATGTCGGCGTGATGCTCAAGGGCTTCATGGATGCGCTGGCCTGCACGGATAACTTCGCCTTCCGCCGGCACGTCGAGCTCATCCGCTGGGCGCTGAGTCTGCCCGGCTGTCTGTCCTCTCGCCTCATCGGCAAGATGTACGGACGCTCCCACTTCTGGATGCGTGCCAGGGCGAAGGAGATTCAACGCACGGTTAACTCCGACGCATGCGGTCTGTTCCCGCACGTTAATGCCAGACGCGGCAAGAATAAGGCGCCTAGCCCCCTGTCCCCTGCCACGCCCAAGCGATGAAAACGCCCCATACACCCCGTCTAGGGAGTCTTCTAAGCCCCCCCCGCCTTGTCGCGTGGCCCGACACCACGAAGGTTTTTCGTGGGGTCAAACAGAGGAAACAGGCCGTTTAGCAAACCCATGGCTCTAACGAACTCAGAACTGGGTTTGGCGCTGGGCGTCACCGCGCAACGGATCTCGGTGCTTCGACGCGAAGGGATGCCGACCGACTCCATCGACGCGGCTCGGGCGTGGCGGGAAGCCCGGGCGAACGTGCAACGTGCCGCGGCACCGAAGGCCGCACCGGCGCAGCTCGACGACGGGACGCTGGCCGACACGATCAGCGAACATCGGGCCTTGGTCGGTCGGGCTCGTGGCGTCTGGCAGGCGGCGATGGAAGGGGGCGACCCGAACCAGGGGAAGTATCAGTCCGCGTACAACGCCAGCCTCAAGACGCTGGTGGCCCTCGAGGAGGAACAGGAGCGTCGGCTCATCCTGACGAAGGATTTCATCTCCGCCAAGGAAGCGACCGAGGCGATGCGTGACATGACGGCGGCCATCGTGAACCGATTGGACAAGCTCGCCCTCGATGTCGCAGAAGGTTGTAACCCCGAGAACCCGGCGAAGGCGGTGAAAGTGCTCGAGGCTTGGGTGC